TGGGCTTGCCCCAGGAACAGGCACTTGTTCAATCTTCTCTGTGCCGTACTTCGCCTTCACCATAGTCCACGACTCGAAGGGGTCAGACTCGATGCTCTTTTGCCCGTCATCGCTGTAATAGACCAGCGATCCCGCAACAGCCTTCTTTGCCAAGTCCATGACCCACGAAATGTATTTATTTTGAGGCTCGTACAGCCCCCGTGACGAACTCCATACGGAGTCGCCCCTGTGTTCAATAGTTGTGAGATAGTTCTTCTGTTGCACTGTCGGCATAGAGCCGACAGCCTGTATATAGACGGGTACATGCCCTATCTTGTGAGGCGTAGGCTTTTTCGCAAAGATGTTGTCAACAATAACGCAGTTCAAGTCCTCGTCCCAGAAGTCTATTACTTCGGCTTCCTTGCCGTTTATCTTTATGGCGTATTCCCCCATGATTTGGGCCTTTGTAGCCCTGCGTTTGCGGGCTGCCCACAGGAGGCCGTCTCGCCCCATTTCCCATGTGCAATGAAGCGCATCCCAGGGTTGCACGTCAAAATGCACGTCGGTCTGACCCTTGGGCAGATAGACCAGTGCCCGCAGCGCACACCAGCCCCGCAGACACGTTAAAAAGCCTAACCCCTCTCGCAAAGGCGGTTCAGCCCGCTTGACCAGGTTTCTATCTACCGCCAACAGCGCACCGAAGATAAATAACTCTCCCTGTGACGCTCTTCTGCGCTCCTCCTCGTCAGCGTCGTCAGGCATCATAATCTGTATTTGCATATTGGCCTTGCCCAGCCCGTCAAGAACTTTGTCGAAGAAGTTGCGGGGAGCGCTCGACGTATAAGATTCATAGCCCTTACGCACCTTGCCAGACGGCCCTTTGGTCACGTAGTCCTTCAGGGAAAAGAGGTCGAAGTCGTCCTCCATGCGGGTACGAAGTAACGTTTGCTGGCTTTCCTTTTCGTTTATGAGGGCAGTTATGTCGGCTATGCTGTCGTACATTATCCGAACCTTACAACTTCGGCCTTGCGGAGAGACGGAACGGACTCAGGCGCAAAGTCGCTGATGATGTACCGTTCTGAATCCATAAGGTGATAGCGGCTCTTGTCGTCTATTTCTTCCGTTGGCTTGTACTGCTCGTCCAGCACTCGACTGTATGACAGCTTCTCGTCCAGATATTCCAATAGGTCGTCGAATACAAAGAGCTTGTTCTGTTGATGCCAGCCGTACACCCGGTTGATACCAACCTCAACCTCTCGTTCTCGTGGCTTGGTTATCGGCCATCCTGCGACGGTGAACGATTCCCGCCATCCATCTTCGTGATTCGCCCCTCCCACACGCTTTACTATGTTTTCCCCACTGCTCATTGCCTTGAACTTCTGTGCGTGGTCAAAGGCCGACAGCCCCCCCGCCCTGTACTCCCTGTACGCATAAAGATACCCCGTTCCAGGGTCTTGTGCGTACCAGACGGCTGCGGTGTTGTTAGGTCCGAAATCGTGGCCTACGTACCTGGGCCAATTCGAATTGAGGGCAAATCGCTTGATCTTGCAGAATCGCTCGTCGAAAGAGTCGTAAATCAGTCCTGCGGGCTTAGTGAACATCCCACGATAGAACATATTGAATTTCCATGTGGGCAGCATAGCCCTGGCCCTGTTGTATTCTTCCTTTGGAAATGCTGGATTCGAGAGGGAGTCCACCTCAATGACTTCTATCGTCTTATCTCCATCCCTCGCCCTGTCTACCACCTCATTCTTCAGCCATCCCAACACGTAAGGCGTGGTGGTAATGAGGGTGCGTCCCATTGACAGGGAGAGCCGTCTCTGAACAGCGTCCCACGCCTCTCGCTTGAACTGCTTCTGCCCTGCCTCGTCCAGCCATGCGGCTTTAGCGGTGGCCGACTCAATGCTTTCAGGGTTCGTTGCCGAGCCGAATATCACTCGCCACGCAGAAGCGCCGTGTACTCGATCGTGAGACAAAAAGACCCTGTCGGACTCTTTCCATGTGCCAAGGTTGAGGAGGATGTCAAACAGATAGAGGAATTCGGGGAGCATTTTGAGCCGAAGTAGGGGAAACGTAGCGGTCACAGCCAGATAGTCGCCAGCGCCGCATCTGTCTATCTCTCGTTTGAGCCAGTGAGGCCCCCAACTTGTCTTGCCGCTCTGCGTGCCTCCCAGCATCAGGACAGTTCGAGCCTGGCTGTCCCACGCCTTTGTCTGCCCAGGGTGGAAGTTCACTCTGAGGCGTCCGCCGTCCACCTCAAGAAATTTTGTAGCAGTTACCAATTGAGCGCCCCTTTCCCCTAGATCCGGTTACGGGGCGCTCAAGGGCGCTCAACTATGCCGTGTTGCTTATAGCAATACCACTTTTCTCTTTGCCTGTCAATCCTCCGTATCACTTTTCCGTTTGGTGTGCGAACGAGTCAATCGCCAAATAACTAGTCAATATCAGCAGGAGGTACAAAGTGAATAACGAAACAATACAAATCTATGAAAAACGCCTATCCAAAATCAATGAAATTAGGGATGCCTACCTAAAGGCCACTACAACGAACCCTTAGACTGCCCGCCTATTATTTCTGGCAACCCGATTAGCAGAGTCCGAGAGCCAATGGTTATTTCAACCCTATTACCATTAACTCTCACCTCTGCTAGTCCGTGGAAGAATTCGTTGAACTCTTCCACAAATCCTTTGACTGTAGTCGTTTTCATATTCTTCATTCCTCCGTATCACTTTTCCGTTTGGTGTGTGAACGAGTCAATCGCCGTGCTACAGGCTGCCCTTTTATCACTATGATGGTCTCATGCCACTCGCCACCATGCCTGTGCCTGACGAGCAATTCTCCTCGCTCGTTCACTCTGGCCGCTACTCGCTGGCAGTGGTCGCATTGATATGCTGTTTGTGGCATCGCCATGTTGCGGTTTCCTCACAGCGCAAAACGTAATACCTTCATGCGGGCGGTGGCAACATTGCTCTTTCCGCCATCGCCTGCCCATAGTCTTTTACGATTTCGACCTGCCTGATTGCAATAGGTTCACCATCAGGGCCTGTGAGTTCCTGTCGAATGTTTTCCCTGTACTTCCTTGGAAGGGCACCCTTGAGCAGGAAAATCAATAGCGTGTCTGAATATTGAAGCTCAGTGCCGACCAGCTTACCCAGATGATAAATACCCTTGCTCACCCCTTCAATGGCCCTTCGCCTGGCCTCCGCTTCCAGCGCCTCGGCGGCCTGCTCCTGCGCCTCAGCAAAGTCTGTTACATAGTGCGGGTCAGCGGCTAGCCAGTTATGATGCGTCTGGCGTGATATTCCTACAGCCTTTGCCGCATAGGTAATCGTGCCGATTGAGGCAAAAGCTTCGAGAAAGGCTCGCTTGCTGGCGTCCCGCAGTACTTCGGTGGTCTTTTTGTTCTTAGAGGTCACTTCATCACCTCCAACGGATTACAGTCCGCCAGTTTCTTTTCTTCTTCAAAAGCTTAGTGCCCTGACGAGTCGCCGCCATAGGCTCGGTCTGTACGTGACCCTGGCCCTGCACCGCCTGTGCTTGCCCGCCAGCGCCCCTTTGCCGTCGGCCTTGAAGCGCCCTGGTTTGCCGCAGAGGGAGCAGAGGGGCGTCCGCTCAAGAGCGCTCGGAGATGGCTCAAAATTGGGCCCTAAGCCCTCATTTACGAGATAATAGGTGCCATTGAGGTCTACTAGCGCCCCCCCTGGGTCTGCTCTGTCCTGGTTGGCTTTTGGGTCTGTCATACATGCGCTCCTTTCATAGCCTCTTTACCGCTTTTCGTTATCCCACTAGATAGCTCACTACAATGCCTACAATTAGCCCAATGGCCGCTATACTGAGTAGTCCGCCGACAAGCACCAGCCAGTACAGTTTCATGTCACCTTCCTGGTGACGCTCAAGACTTGCCCATTCTCTCCGTACTTTTTGACATATTCAGGGAGAACTTCAGGAATAGCCTCGCCTTCTCCCACCTCTGGCATATCGGGATGCTCTACCTGCAAGCGTAAGAGGCCATGCTCAGGATAGAACCCGACAGAGCGAATATGCCCTCCCTGGAAATGAAGTAGGTCGAGTAGCAAATCTTCACTGATTGTTACGATGCCAATATTAGCCATGACGCTTTTCGCCTATCCTTCGCTCGTATTATGGGCTGTTGAAGGAAACTCTCCGCATGGTCGGGCCATACGAGCCAGTCGCCCTCGTCAGTGTGGATTAGCTGCGGGTTCTCACTACTCATAATAAAGCCGCCTCCTATCCGTGCTGAGTGCCGCCTCTTACAACAGCACACAGCACGGTAAGAGACGGCCTAAGCCCAAGATACTACTTTTGAGAATGAGGGTCAAGCGCTTCCCTTACCCCAGCTTCCCGGAGAACATGATCCGCTTGGTGCTGGACTGTAGCCTGCTCCAGCGCCTTTATTCTTGCCTCCAACTCTGCAATGACACCCAGAGGCCTTAGATGTAAGACTGGATAACCATAGTCGGGGTGCGTCTCCTGCTCCAGGGTGTAGCCCCGCTCTGTGATATAGGCCATATAGTCCCTGAACCGCTCAACGCTTTTGCCTCGAAATGGGGGAAGGACTTTGGAGTGAGGGATAGAGTGCTCTTCTTCTTCAGGGATAGAGTGAGGGATAGAGTCCCCCTTTAAGAAACCCCCTGTTTTCAGCGTCTTACGCCTCCAGTAGCGACGTTGTGCAGCTTTGCGGGCCTCAGCATCCTTATAAGGCATAGCCACATGGTACCACGCTTTTACAGCGTACACATGCGTCTTTACGCAAGTTTCTTATACTTTTGCTAATCGAAATTCTTTACCTTGTTCTAATCTGCCATGCGTAGGTGTTCTATTGACAGCCGTGACAAACTATGATAACCTATGGGTAGAGAAAAAAGCAAACGAAGGAAGAAAGGGAGGAACGACAATGGAAGCAACCTTCAACGGCTGGGCTAATTGGGACACGTGGAACACATGGCTTCTGCTGACCAACACGGAGGCGCTAAACAATAGAGTTAGCGCTTGGGGGCGTAACTTCTATCGCAAGCACTCAAAGGGACGTTTTGACCTTGAACAAGCAGCGAAGGCTGTGCGGCTCTATCTCGTGCCGGTAGCCATCAAGCAAGACAAAAACGACGGCGGCGGTCACTCTGAAATCAGCCGTAAGGCTGTTAATTGCCAGGAGATTGCACAAAACATCTTAGACGACGCCATCGAGGATGCTGAATACGCCTTCAAGTGGGCCGTTTAGCCCGCTTGCCTGCCCATGCGTGTGACGTGGGCAGACGGGATTGGCTAAAAAAGAA